AAAGATGATACCAACATAGATGTAGAACCATGGGTAGCGACAAGTGTAGCTAAAGTATTTGACTATCATAACATTCATTATGATGAGACAGGTATAAGCAAACAAGCATCATTTACAAAAGCCTGGTTACAAAATTGTCCACATCCTATTGCCGCTAAGGTATTAAGACTACGTGAATTAGACAAGTCACATAATACATTTATCGATAGTATACTGAAACATAGTTACAAAGGTCGAATACATTGTGAGTTACATCAATTACGTAATGACGATGGTGGCACAGTGACAGGTAGATTTAGTTCGTCTAATCCTAATCTTCAGCAAATACCATCAAGAGATCCAGAGATTAAAAAAATGATCCGAGGTTTATTTATACCTGAAGAGGGCGAGAAGTGGGGCAGCTTTGATTATAGTAGCCAAGAGCCAAGATTATTGGTTCACTATTGTGGAGTCGTAAACAAAGGTAATCCTATTGTGGATAACATCATAGAGCAGTATCAACAAGACGATGTTGACTTTCATCAAATGGTTGCAGACATGGCAAACATATCGAGAAAAGAGGCTAAAACAGTTAATCTTGGTATTATGTATGGCATGGGCAAACAGAAACTTGCCAACACTTTAGATATTAAATTAGAAGAAGCGAACGAACTACTAGATACTTACCATCGTAGGGTTCCATTTGTTAAACAACTTGCAGACCAAGTGATGTCACGTGCACAAAAGATGGGTAGAGTACGAACTGTGTTAGGTAGATCATGTAGGTTTGATATGTGGGAGCCAAAGACATTTGGTTATAATCAACCATTAAAATTTGAAGAAGCTGAAAAGAAATATGGCCCAGGTATAAGACGAGCATTTACGTATAAGGCCTTAAATAGATTGATACAAGGTAGTGCGGCAGATCAAACAAAGAAAGCTATGGTTGATTGTTACAACGAAGGTTTAGTGCCTTTGCTTACAGTGCATGACGAACTTTGCTTTAGTATAAGTTCACAAAAACAAGCAGATAAAATTACAGAAATCATGGAACAAGGTCTTGAATTAAATGTTCCAAGTAAAGTTGACCAGGAATTAGGTAATGATTGGGGCGAGGTTGGTTAGGTAGATATGTTTTCCATACGATCAACTAATCTCTGTGCTCGTTTAGTTACTTGATCATACCATTTGGAATTTTTCATCTCAGATGCAGCGGCTTTCCAATCGCCTTTGTTCACATTCTCACGCATACGTACAAATTTAGATAAACGAGGCCGTCCAAGATTAAACATCATATTGGCTATAATTAATTGTGCCTCTTCTGGTAAAGTATAAAAATTATCATAAAGGACTGTACACTCGTCTAACGTCACTTGTATATCCTTATCAAACAATTCATTAACACGTTCTTCTGATACTGGTGTGCCAACTGGCTTACCATGTTCTTCATCCCACTCAGTGACAAGATGTCCTATACCAATCGTGGGTAAATTTAAATGATCAAGATATATGGCGTTAACACACCCCTCATCTCTTTTTAGTTCTTCTCTAAGTTGTTCTATGTTCATTGACTTCCTACTGTTGCTCTAGTTACGGGGTTGGGTACTAATATTGGATTAACGCCTCCTGCAGAACCTACGTTAGCGGGTGGCTGAATATTGGGTATTTTTATATTGCTTACGTCTGTGATTGCTCGTTGTACTGGTTGTGATATTTCTGGTGGTACATTAAACACACCTTCGTCACTACGGACTGCTTCTTGACCAAGTTGAGCTACAGTTGAATTAACAACTTGAAATGCTTGACCTAATTTATCTGCACCAGGTTTTCTACTTGCTAATATTAAATTTAATACTGCGGGTTTACGCAACACTGTAGACATTCCAAGATAGAAAGCTGCAGCGGGTAAAGTTGCTAATGGATTAAGTAAAAAAGCACCTAAACCTAAACCTATAGCTATGTTTGGTGCAGACAATCCACCTCTTCCAGCTAAAGGTTGATTAGAAACTCTTATCATATTGTTGGCTAGTTTAAACAAGCCTTCTGTAGTTTCTTTACCAAGCATAGCATCTAAGGTTTCTACACCATAATCATTCAATACAGTTTGAAATCTTTTACCAAGTCGGCCAGATATAAAAGCGTCTTTAAATGCAGGCGAGTCTACGTCACCAACACTTCTTAATATTTTTGATAACGCAGCAGTTTTTACTTTATCTACTAAACCAGGATTAATCCCACCATATTCACTTAATGGTATGTTGTTAACTTTTAAATTACCATTAACAAATTGTTTAACTTTCAAAGCATTTTGTTTTTTAAATAATTGTCCAACAATTCCCTCAGCATCATTAGCTTGTAGACTACGTAAAAAAGAATCCTCTTTGAAAGCCGCTTGATCTTTGACTGCTTGTTGCAGACCACGTATAAGACCAGGCATGTCACTTCTGCCAAATTGTGCTAATACATTTTCATCGAAACCCTCTGTGCCAGTTTGTCTTAACAACTTTGCTAGATTTTTTACATCTTTCGAATATCCCTTAAATAATTCATCAGCAGTTGTTCCAAGACCATCTATCTTTGCAGCTATTTTACTACCACTTAAAACATCTATCCCTTTAACTTTTGTGAGATTACTAGCATCATTGAGTTCTCTTTCAAACCAAGCTCTTGCTAAAGATTGTCTCATTGCATCACTTTGTTCTGTTCCAACTCGTCCAGATAATTCTGAGGCTTTTCGTTTAGCTGCTTCAATCCTTTTTATTAAATTTGTTTTCTGTTTACCATCAGCAAATTGAGGAAGTAAATCTTCGGCTTGTTTAATGCTTAAGGACCTACCACCTATATTAATAGACTGCTTATCTAAAAATCTTTGTCCTGCATCGAAATCTTTAAACTGTGGTGATCCTCTAACTGCAAACAAAAATCTTCTTAAAACGCTAGGCTGATCAGATTTAACTAATTGATCTAAATATCTTTTTGGATCTAATCTTAGCGACCCTTTTTTACTTTCAGCATAAATTTTTTCAACCACAGCGTCATCAAATCTATTAATACCTTTAGCATAAAACTCTCTGGCTCGTCTTAAATCTGTTAATCCTTTATTTATATTGGCAAGATCTCCAACTGTTGTTCGTAGAGTCTGTGCTCCAAAGTCCCCTGGGAATCCTGGTCGTAGTGGTGGTAAGTCTTTGCCAAACTCAAATCCACCTTTACGTAACATTTCACCTATACGTTGTCCTTCAGCATCACTTAATGATCTAAGTGCACCTTTTGTTACTCCTAAATCTACTGGATCAATGTTGTTCACAATTAAGGCGAGTGTGTCTTCAGCTTCTTCAAAAGATTTTTCTACCGCTGCTTTTAAATTTTTATAGGCACCACCCTTAGCTGCTAACGCAAGACGATCGTCATATTGAAGATTATTGATAATTTTACGTAAGGTTTGTGCCTCTTGTATTGAAATTCTTGTAAATGGTAAAACAGCTTGTTTTGAAAGAAATTGTGGAGCACCTTGTGGGACACCTAAATTACCTCTGGCTTGTGCTCTTGATATGGCATTGTCTAATATGCCCGATAATTGTGTGTCTTGTAAAACTTCTCTTTTTGGTAAGGTTGTAAGAATTTGATCATAGGCTTTCTTAATTTGTTCTATTGGAATGACTTTACTATTAACACTAAAGTTTTCTGATGCAGATTTAAATAATGCATCTGCTGTTTCGTCAAAGGATGCTTTAGATACAACTAGATTAGATAAAGCCTCTTGACTTATTTGCTCCCCTCTTTTCAAAGGTTCTATTATAGCTTTAATACTGTTTTCTATTTCTGTATTTAATCTACGTGTGGCATTAACAACTTTATTATCTACACTATCATAAATTTCACTTATATCTTTTTTTATAGACGTTTCTAATGTTTCTAATGTTACATCATCTATTTGATCAAACTTTGTTAATTCTTTAATAACTTGTTCTAAATTTTTATTAGCGGCTTTTGTATTTGGAAATACACCTTCATAAATCGCTTGCAATCTACCCATGATAGGTCTTAAGTTTGGAGCAGCACCTTCTAATGTAGGACGAAATCCCTCTCTTATAAGTTGTCTGCCTTCTGCTCTAATCAACTCTGCTTCTTGTCCACCAGGACCTTTTATTAATCTACCAAATATTCTTGATAAGCCTCTTCCAAGTCCCTCACCAAAAATACCAAACGCTCCCTCCATGGCAGCATCTCTTAACACTTCATTTGAGGTTTGTTTTTGTAATCCTCGTGCTGCTTCAAAACTTTCATCTAGTAATTTACCAGCAAACATAGATGCACCAACAACTGCAGCAGCAGGAAGAAAACCAAATCCAGACATAGCAATACCTGCACCGATACCTGCACCTAATGGTATTCCACTTTCACCAATAAAATCAGCAACGTCAAAACGTGAAACACCCTCTTCATCAATTGATATTGGAGGTCCATCGCCAAGACCAAGTTTTTGTCTACCAACTGGAGTTAGTATAAATCTACCACCAGGATCAACTGTAAAACCATCCCGTCCTACTTTTCTTGTAAGATATTCTGCTTTTTCTGAAGGTAATTCTAAATTGCCTAATGCAGTTCTAAAACTAAAATCTTTAACACCAGTATCATAATCGACACCAGGAAGTTTAAGTCCGCCAGTTTCACCCTCTTCAAAAGCTTGCATAGTAGCAGGATTGATTCCTGCAAGTTCAAGTTGTCTTCTATAATTTTCTATTTCTTCTGGAGAGGCAGTTGCTAAATCGATGTTAGATGGTGCTGGTCTTGATGGCTGACTAGGATCAAACTGTGGTGCTTCATCAGCAAAAAAAGTATTTAAAATAAACTCTTGTTCTTCATCAGTTGGCTTGTCACCTTCTATCTGAACTCTTTTAATACCATCATCTGTTTGAACATTTATTATACCCATTAGTTAACCTTTATTTACAAAGTATAAATTATCTTTCTCATTAAATGATAATATTTTTTGTGTTTGACCTTTTGGAAGAGTAGCACCTGGCTTAAATGTTTTACCTCGTTTTAGTGGATCAAGAATTTGTCTTCTAGGATCTCCACCAGTAAAAGTGTATGCACCAACTAGTTCGTTTTCTATTGCAGTCATTGCATTTAAGTTTTCCATTTGTGCTCTTCTAACTGCCTTTAAACCTTTTTGTAAACTATTAACAAACGTTTTTTGTGTTGTACCTGCTAATGAAAAATCAAATGTGCCATCTTGATTTCTTGAAATAATTCCATCAGATAAGAAACCTTGAATTAAAAATTCAACATCTCTATTAGATATTGACTTAGCTGATTGAGTTGAACCTAAAGTAACTTTGACAACATCTTGTAAAGCCGCCCTTAAGTCATTGACTCCGATTTGTTTTGCGTCAAATCCTTTCGGTGGTTTAGCTCCAAAAAAAGCAAAAAAGTTTGCACCAACTTGTTTAGTACTAGAAAAACCACCTACTATTTCTGGTGCTCTCATGATTACAGATTCAAGTAAGGAACCTGCAGTTTCAGCACTTGATGCTTTTGATATTGCATCTGCATAGTCATTTTTATATTTTCTTTGAGCTTCCGTTGTAAGAAATTTTTTCTTTAATAAATCTTTTTGTAAGTCATTAAAAGATTTGTTTTTAGCATTTATTGCTGCTTGATATTTAGTTGCAAAAGTTTTATCCATAATGTTTTTAGGTAGTTTACCACCATTATCCATATAATCTTTTGTAGAGAATCTAAAGGTGTCACCCTCCTCGTAAGTAACTCCTTTATATGTTAAGCCACCTTTACCAACAACAAAGTCTGTAAATGTTCTTTGATCTAATCTATCTTGTGCTCTTCTTTTTCCTATCTCACCAATACCATATTGTAATGCTGCCAAGTCAACTTGTCTGTTGAAAGCATCTCTTGATTTTTTGTCTTTTATAAATTCATCGGCACCTTTTTCCAAAGCACCTGCAATATTAGTTATTGCATCTGGACTTTGACCTGCTGCCATACTGAAAAATATTTTTGCAATCGCTAAACTTTTATCGACACCTTTATACTCTGGTGCATTTTGTTTGAATTCTTGCATTAACTGTTTTAGTTCTGCTTGTTGATCCTCTGGTTTACCACTTTGTATAACTTCAGCAACTTGAACAGCATCTTTAGCTTGTGGTTCAACTGTACCCTCAAAAGCAGCTTCATCATCTTTTTGTTCTGCGGGTGTTAATGTTTCTGTTTTTGTTTCTTTTTCTTTT